CGGCGGCTGCCATCTGCCATAGCGGTCGTGTTTGTTACATAAAGCCAGTGTATACCACCGGCCTTTTGTTGTCTACTGTGACGCCTCAAATTCCATGCACTTTTTCACAAACGCACGTAAGGCGGTGTTAGCTGCTCTGCGTGCTTTGTTCTCTTTGCGAAACGATACCGGCTCGGCATCGAACGCCTTTTGATAAACGCGCTTGTAACCGTTCCACGCGTCTTGCTTTAGCTTTGGCGTGTTAACCTGGCTTATCTGTTCTTGTACAAACTTTTTATCGTCCTTGTGCATTTAGCCAGTCCTCAAAAGCCAGCTTGAAACCATCAAATCCCAGCGCGACACATGCAAAACAACCCGCATCAATAGCGTTAGTCAGGTAGTTTTGTTGGCCTTTTTGCCACTGGCACTTTGTGTGGTCTTTTCGCTTTAACTCGCAAACAAAAGCGGGTGAGCCAGGAATGATTATATCACTAGCGCCGGTCGGGATTCCGCCCGTGCGCTTTTCATAATGCACTTGGCCCCATGTGCGTTTGCCCTCGTTTTTCGGGTGAATCATTAACGCAGAATAAACAGGATAATGCAGCCTTAGCCATGCCACTACATCGACCTGCTCTGCGTCCTCTTTGCGGCAATCCCCGCGATATGCGGGGTCGCCATAGGTTGGTATGTAGGGGTTAAGTTTCATACGCTAAAAGGGAATTGATTCATCAAAATCAGGCATGTCGCTATATTGCTGCTGTGGTGCCTGTTGGTTTTGTGGTTGCGGCGCTGGCTGTTGTGACTGTTGTTGGCTAGCGCCTTGTTCACTTTTACCGCCAAGCATCTGCATGGAGCCATTAAACGGGCGAATAACTACTTCTGTCATGTAGCGGTCTTGTCCGCTTTGGTCTTGCCATTTTCGTGTTTGTAGCTGCCCCTCAATATAGACTTTTGAGCCTTTGCGAAGATACTCACCGGCAATCTCAGCCGTCTTGCCAAAAATTGCCACGCGGTGCCACTCGGTTTTTTCTTTTTTCTCACCGGTGTTTTTGTCTTTCCATGATTCTGACGTAGCAATAGAGATATTGGCTACCGCATCGCCGCTTGGCATGTACTTTACTTCTGGGTCTTGGCCTAGGTTGCCAATGAGGATTACTTTATTGATACCTTGCTGTGCCATCGTATTAATTCCTTATTTTCGTTGCGTGCGGGGCGCGTTAACGCCCCGTGTGTTAATTATTCAGCGTCGCCGTCTGCCTCGATGGGCGCTGCCTGCTCTAATTTATCGTACTGCTCTTGAGTTAGGTCGCCAGTGCGTTGGCAGTGAGCAACAACTTGCGCTAGCGTCATGTCGCCGCTTTGCATTTTACCCACCATTGCGTCAAATGCTTGGTCAAACTTTTCTTGTGGATACGTTGGGCGCTCCATACTCAAAAAGCTGACAGGATACGGCGTGCGCTTTTGGCGGTTGATAGTCAGCATAAATGTCATGCCTTGCGCGTTAATATCAGATAGCGCACGAATACGAACGCCGCCAACCTTTTGGCCTGCATACATCACGTCGGGGTCGCAGTATATTTGCGCTGATTTGCCCACCCACTGGTCAGATTCGCGTCCCCACGCAGCAGCGAGAATGCGAACCATGCCTTTACTTGGTTTCCATGGTCGGTTGTTATCGCCATGATAAAAAATCCAGACGGGCTGGTCGCCTTGTCGAACCTGCACGTCACGAATGGTGATTACTGGCTCATAGCCGATAATGTCCATCGCATTCAGCTGGTCGCTTTTTGCTTGTGTTGCAAATGATACGTCTGCCATGTCTTATTCTCCCGTTGTTAAATAATGCCGCCATCTTCCAGCTCGTTCTCGTAACGTGCTAGTGCCCACTCTGGTAGGCTAATGATTTGAGCTTGTTCGCTACCAGGGTAGCTTGGCCATTCGTTGTTGGCTTCACATTCTGCGTAAGTGTTCAGCGCGTCACGGTGCAACTCTCGGCCTATCTGCAAGCTGCCATCATCAAGATAGTAAACCCCAACCGCGTGGGGCTTATCCTCCTCAACCGCCACAAATTTCATACCTTTAAGTCGCTCGCCGGTCATCCATTCGTACTGGTCGAGATAAAAAGCCGCTTGCATGTGGTATTGGTAGCTATAGATTGCCTTTTGGAACCCCTCATAACTAGCGTCTTGTGTTTTCTTAATGTCTACCGCCCAGCCGTCAACAATGCACAGTTTATCAAAGCGGTGACGGCAAATAACGCCAGTGATTGGGTCTTTAACGATGCCGGATAGCTCACAAAAACCATCACTGCGTAACAGTTTTGCCGCTTCTTGGTTTGCAAAAGCCGCGTCCTGCATACCTGTCACTTTTGCGACTTCCTGACCCACCAATACAAGCTCGCTAGTTTCGGCGGATTTAACGGCCTGCTTGTACTCTGGCTTGCGGCGGTCTTCAACTTCCGGCAATAGGATGTATTCAGACTCGAAACGCTCCGGCTCTAGTAATGCGGTATGGATGGCAGTGCCGATTTCCATATGCCGCGTCGCCTTTCGCGGCTTTGGGTTGGCGTAGTGTGCTGGGCTTTTTTGCGCGATGGCTTTTAAGCCGCTCGTGCTGATGCCCGGCAATGAGTGGTAAACCTCGTTAGGCATTCCCACGACGTAATTATTAAGCATTTCATCAACGGTCATGCCGTCTTGATATTTAATGGTTTTCATTTTGTTTTCTCCTGTTGTTGTCATTGCTAATGATACATTATGGTTATTTGTTGTCAACTATTACGGTTAATTACTTTGCTGATTACTGACTCACCCTTATCATTGGTGCGGTGCGTGATTGCCTCGACGGTATCTAGCTGGTCACGCAGTCCGCACAGCTCGCCAGCGTTTCTTGCAGCGCGCACCAGTCCTTTTAGTGCGCGCGTGGTTGCGTGGCGCTTGGTGAATTGGTTATAGAAAATACGCTTGGCAATCTGGTTGTCACTAAATGGCGAATAAAACGCCTTGGCTGTCTCGCCGTTTGGTAAGTGATACTCCACAATAACGCCGTTGTTTTTTGTCGGGCGCATATCAAAACGCTCAACCGGCTTATAATCGTTCGCCGTGTAGTGCTTCTTGCTCAGATTGGCGTTGGGATCAATGAGCGTGTTCTCGCAGATTCGGCATTGCCTGGCTGTAGGCGCGTTTTCAGCTCCACAACCCTCTGTTTTTACCTTGCCGTTAACGTAAAAGTCTTCACAAATTCGAGACTTCCAGAAAAAATCGCAACGCTCACCGCCACTATTGACACCGCGACAACGAACCGCGTGAAAGCTGTTCTCAGTTTCGCATTTAGGGCAGGTGATAAGGTCGCCGCTTTCTTGGGCTTTGGAGAAATCAGCCTCGTCTAAGATTGGCGAATCGTACAAATCTTTCAGCTCGTTGAGTGTGTCGGAATAGTCCAGCACAAGCGCGTTTTCTTTGCGATACCCAGATTCTATTTGCTCTGGCTTTAGAAGTCGCAAGCCGCGCCCGATAAGTTGAGTGAGCAGAGTCAAGCTTCCAATTTTTCGCAATATTACGACGGTATCAATTAACGGGATATTAACGCCGGTTGTCAGGCAACCTATCTGTAACAGGTATTTTATTTTACCGTCGTAAGCGTCTTTAAGTGCTTTGCGCCGCGTTCGTGCCGCCATGTCATCGGTGATGATTTTATATGTGCCATCGGGCAAAAACTTAGCCGCTTCTTTGCAGTGCTTCTTGCCTGCGCATGTAATCAGTACGCAGTTACGGTCGCGTGTCTTTTCGGCAATTTCTATCATGATTTTTTGCGTGGTGGTTTCCGCTTCGAGCATTTTCTTTTCCATCTGGCGCAATTGCTCGGCGGTGTAGTCTTGCGTGCCGTCCTGCCCGTCGCTTTTAAACTCGCTCAGGTCATAACCCACATCATCATGTGAGAACCCCCACTGAATTGGTGATAGATACCCCATATTGGTTAGATATTCGGTGCTGATATCGCACAACTGCTTGCGCCAGAAATAGCCGTCCGCCTCGCCGATGATTGGTGTAACACCACGATAAGGCGTTCCAGTCAAACCAATGATGCGCATTTTAGGATTGCGACGTAAAAGCTCGCTGATTATTTTCATGTATTGGCTGTCTGACGCCTCAAAATCAACGTGGTGCGCTTCATCAATCATAAGCAAGTCAAACGCCTTATCATGCAGTTTGCTCGGCTCTGACGGCTGTTTATCGCTCTGTATATCGCCCCAGTATTGCAAATCGGTTTCTAACGCCTTCCAGACTGTACCCTCAGTGCCAAAAATAACGGGGTAGGTTGTGGATTTTACGCCCAGTGACGCGCTATAAATCGAGTTCTTGCAGTTGGACAGCCACGCATCATCTGCGTCCTGCTGGATGATTTCACCCTGGCGGGATAGAACAAGAACGCGGCCTTTGCGGTCTGACACATGACGCGCAAGGAATGCCGCTATCAATGTTTTACCAGCACCGACACTTGCAGAAACGATAGCCGGGTCGCGTGTGGCCTTTACGTGTTCGATGATAGAGCGAATAGCGAATTCCTGGTAAGGTCGGTCTGTCATCTTGCCGTACGTGGTCAGCTCGAAATCCGGCAACCAAAATGGATCGTTTATCTCTTTACGCTTTGCTGCGATTTGACTATCAGTCAGTACATCGTTAATATTAGTCATGACAATTCTCCGTTGTTGCATGATTTGGCGGCCTTTATGGTCGCCTTTTTTTATACCGTAACCCACTTGCCGCTAATCCATTCCTGAAATCCAAGCTCTCGCATCCTCACGCGGTCAAGATGGACTGGCTGTGGCACTGTGACATATCGACGGCTTCCACTCTTAATTTCCTCACCGCCAAACGCTAACGCCGCTCGCTTGGCTGCCATGATGTGGCCTCTATTTGGGTTGTGCGTGCCCGCGTATTTTGCGATAGATGTACTAGGTGCGCGATACATTAAAGAAGACGATTCATAGTCAAACGTCGAGCCGATTGATTCCTCGATAGGGTCAGTGACAGAAAACCCAGCATTAACCTTATCACGAAGTTTTGCTTCTTCGCCTACAACAAACCACGGTTCTGCGTGCGCTTGCGCCCATAGTTGTTGCACGTCTAAATCATCGACCACATCAATGGCATCAACTGATAGGCACCAGAAACGACGGTTGCCAGTGCTGTCATGCAAAAACTGCTCATCGTTTACCGATGCAAACATGGTCGTGCGACGAAAAAGTGTCGTGTCTACGCGGTCGTAAGGGCGTCGAATCTTGTCTTTTTTCATCGTGATAAATGCTTTTAGCGCGCTAACTTCTGATTTCTTAAAGGTGCTATCAAGTTCGCCTAACTCCACCAGCCAATGACTCGCAAACGTTAACCGGCTGTCTTTGTTGTTAAGGTCTAGCTCGAATCCGTCAATTACCATATTGCCAAGATGGTCCGGTATTAGGCTTTTAAACCATCGCGTTTTGCCTAGCCCCTGCTTGCCTTGAAGGACTAAAACCCCCTCATACTCAAGCTCGACGTCATCCATGCCGTTGTAAAGCATACCCACGGCACACATGAACCATTTGCGCATATAGATTTTTTTTATCTCTTCAAACGTGTCTGGTACGTGGATAGACTCAACAACCTGACTGATTCGGTCGGTGCCGTCCCACTCCTTTGATGTTATCCAGTCGATAACCGGATTGTATGCGTTCTCGTCCGCAATCAGTTTTAGGTGGCCCAGCACGTCAGCGCGAGGCAAGTTGTTATTGATACACAGGTTTATTACTTGCTGCACAGAGCAGTTTGCGGCGTTGTCTTTGGTAAATCGCTTACCTGGTACGTAGATTTCCTCTTCACGGGTAATCATGTTGTACCGGCATGTAATGCCGTAGCGTTTCAGTAAGTGGCGCAGGTTTTCGATAGAGCCGTTCAGCTTTATCGCGCCCATAGAGTTCATGCTTACTTTGGGAAATTCTGCTGGGTCTAACTCTTCTGTGAATGGCACTGTGTCTGTCTGAATGGGCCTTAGCTCTTGTGCGTTATTAGACATATTCAGGCTCCCCGTTTATTGCTGCTTTTAGTCGAAAATCAAACCATGCCTTAGCCTCTTCCATGCCACGAATACAGGCGTAGTCGTTCCAGTCGGTGCCGTGTTGTTCGGTGCCGTAGAATAGCACGCTCACGTCCGCTTGGCTTCCGGCAAGTTTAGCGGCCTCTATCGCCTTGGCTTCTCCCACATTGGTTTTGACGCCGTTGATGTATGTTTGATGGTCGTTATCGGCGCAGATAAAAATTTTGCTTTTCGGGTACTTTGCGGCGGCATACTGCGCCAAGAATTGCAGGTTGCCAGCATTCCAGCTTATCAGTGTGGTGCAGCCGGTAATCTGTCTAACAGTGCAGCCGGTAGAGTACCCTTCACAGATAAAAACCATATCATCACTACCACCATCAAGGGTTAACAAGGTGCCAGAAACCTGACCGCCAGGCAAAAACAACTTCTTGCCGTTGGGGTAAATTCTTTGCGCGCTTGCTAGTTCGCCACGATGATTAAGCATTGGCACAATTAACGCGCCAGTTTCTTCATCAAGTTTAGAAAAATAAGGCTTTATCTGTTTTGCTTTAACGTAACCGTGACTTTCTAGCGTTTTAGCGTCATCAATGCCGTTTTCCCACATAGATAACGCCTGTTGGCTGGCTTGTATGCGCTCACGCTCTTGCTCTTCACGTCGTGCGCGTTTTGCTTTCGCGCGTGCCTCGGCAATCTTTCGCTTGCGCTCTTTTTTTTCTTTGTCGCTGATATTTTCTTCTGACTCCGCGAACCATGTCACTTGCTGTCCTGTTTTCCAACTGCCAAACGTGCAACTAGGCTTTAATTCGTCGCGCCAGATAAGCCAGCCGTTAAGGCTGCCTTTTTTGTCGCCCTTAACGGTAAACCGCTCAATATCGCCAGTGCCTTTTATTTTGTCGGGAAAGGCCACGCCCACGCCGTTATCATCGGCAAAGTTAAGGAAATCATCAAAGAAAAGCATATTATTTCACCCTTTCGACGTGCAAAAAGCCGTTATTAATGCTTGTCGCAAACTTCTTCCCGCTTTTGCTTGCCAATACATGCACATAAGCGCGCAAATCTTTTAGGTTTTTATCTGTATCGCTGGCGTGTATTTTTAGCGAGTCGCCGATGGGTAGGGATGAAAAAGGCCACTTACTACGGCGCTGAGTTACGCCCTGGCTTTTTAGTAGTTCGTGCGAGTAATCAGCCATCATGAGAAACAGGCCGTTATCCGTGTAAGCGTTGCCTTCGATAGTGGCTGGCACGCTCGTTAGCTCTTGACCGAAATCAAAAACCCCCAAAGGGTGAAGTACGCCCTCTTGCTCTATTGCAATCAAGCCGCCCTGCTCGATAACCAGCCAGTAACCGTCTAGCGGGTGCTCGTTTTTAACATCGAAAGTGAGCACGTCGCCAGTGCTGATGGGCGCCATGCGTGCGTCATTGTAACCGGTTGGTTTTGGTTTTTTCATTTTTGCTTCCTCCGTTGTTGGGACTTGCTAAACAATACTAGCCAGTAAATACCTAGTCAAGCCATTTATATATAATGATACAGTGTTTTTATTTACCCATAAACCGTATGTTCGGGGTTGTTGGGACGATGACTAAGGGACTATCTTTTAGTAGTAGTAGTAGTAGAGGTATATAGTAGATATAGGAAAGTATTATACCACGCGTAATAGTTTAATAAGTTAGGAAAGTGACTCAGTCCCAGTCCCTCAGTCCCAAATCGGTATTTTTGCGAATAAAAAATAATGCAAAACAAGTGCTTATGCGAGATTGGTCAGTTGGGACTAAGTGGGACTGAGTGGGACAATGGGACTGGAAAGTTTTCAGCGTTGCCGAATTTTGGTTTTTTACGCCCTGGTTGTTGCATCGGTTGGCTACATGCCTTATAGTTGACTACATGATAACGAGACAGCAACGGAGCAACTAACATGGCAAGTAAAAAAATCACTAGCACCCCGCACGAGTATGACCAGTACCGGGACTACATCATCAAGCGCACATTAGAGTGTGTAACGCGCCCGGTCATCGCTCAAGAGTTGGGCCTAGAAATGAACCGGTTTAAGAACTACTGTGAGACGCGGGGATATAAATCCGCAAAAGACGTTATGGCGGAATATGACGAGTTTTTTAAATCGCACTATGGCGCAATGAGCTTGCAGGTGATGGCACCAAAGAAAGGCGTGTCGGTTGAGTTCGTCAAAAAGCGTTTGGTTAAAATGAAGTTAATGAAAAAGGAGCGCGCAAACCTGGGTAACCCCGTGGTGTGTCCGCGCATTCGTAAGTACAACGAGATTTTGGGGAGTGCTTGGGTATGAAAGCCACTCACAAACTCCCTGACGGGCGATTGGCATGTAAGCGGGGCAAGTGGTGGTTTGTGTATCGTGATGGGCTGTGGTGGCCTGTGAGTGGCGATTTAAGCGAGATTTATCAATTGGAGAAAGTGAAATGACAGTGCATAAAACTTGCGGAACCTGCCCGCACATGAAACTAAATAACATGGGCAGATTTGGCGTTATAGCGTATTGCGGGATAACCGATGACGAAATGGTGGTGCCTCACCAATATGACGGAAATTCAGTTATTACTACTCGTGTTCCTGAGTTTTGCAAAAACCATGACGCGAAACCCTCAAAAAATCCAGCGAAAAAATCCGAACAGACGGAGATTAAACTATGACAGCACATAAGCACGCAGGTTTAATTAAAGCCAAAGTGGATGACATGGATTTGGTGGTGTTTTTTAAGAATGGAACGACATGGAAGAAAACCGATAGTCGAAATGTGTTACCAGCAGTTAATTCACCGCATGTTGAGTATTTTATCTGCCACCCTAAGCACGCCGATGTGTGCCTGCACTGGTTGAATGGTGGCGAGGCACAAAAATACCAAACCCCCTCTCAACCTCCATATTATTGGGATGAATGTCTTATTTCGCGGGCGTGGAGTAAGAATCACGACTTTATGCAGCCTGATGGGGATTTTCGCATCAAACCTCGCAAGGAAAAACGGTGGGTTGTGGTAAAAAACGGAACACTGATAAGCAATCGTATTTTTGTATCCAAACATGAAGCAGAGGTTATGCTCGGTCGCCGTGCTAGTTGTGACGCTCAATTCATCGAAATAGAAGTCGAGGTGTAACCATGACAACAATCTACGAAAAAGAAAAGCGCCAAGCGTTTATCAATCGCAATCGGTGGAGTGCCTCCCCGTGGAAAGTGGCAGCACGTAGCAATGCGAGACCAGGGAAAGTGACGGTAACAGGGCCAAAACGCAATAGTTCACCACGGTGGTTGGGATGATTAGATACCATATATTCCTAGCCGCGCTGTGTATCGGTGCGGTTGTCTATTTAAAATTTACTATGCAGGCATTATAATGATTACAACGCGACAAGTAGGACAGACGGGACAGGCCCGAATGTTTGAGATGCTCAAACAAGATGGGAAGCTATACCGCAATGTTAAGGGGCGGCGCGGTCACTACACGGACAAAGACCGGCACGTTTTCGAGTGTTTCGCTATTGGTGAGGCTTCGGATTCTGATAACAACCGCGAAAGCATGGGGAGCTTTAAAATCATGTTTCGCGCTATCCTGTCGGATTTAGATGTTGGTGATTCCGTCACTATCGACAGGTTTAATAATCAACGCGTAATCATTGATAGCATTCGACTAACGCGCCTTAATGACGTAGAATTTTATGGGGGAGAAGCTACTGACGGTAGCGGCCTCAAGCTAGAGGATTTGCTAAATGGATAATCAAAAATGGCTCATTAAGCAAATGGAGCGCGCCCACAAAGACGGGCGCTATCAAGACCGCGACAATTACGCCTTTATGGCGGGTGTCGATATTGTTAAACATTTTTATTTGGAGGGGTGATTATGGCTGGTGGCAGACCTACAGTTATGACGCCCGAGATTCAAGATGAAATATGCCAAAGACTAGCCAGTGGTGAGTCGCTTAGGTCGATTTGCACAAATGAAGAGCTACCATCCGTGAGTACAGTGATGCTTGCTGTTGTTCAGGATAGGGGCGGTTTTAGGAACAGTTACGTGCACGCGAGAGAGGCAGCAGGCTTTGCGCATGGCGATGGCGTTATTGAGGTTGTCGAGCTTGTGCGTGATGGCACAGTCGACCCGCAGACTGCCAAAGCAATGATGGATGGGCTGAAATGGGCAGCGGAACGCATGGCACCAAAGGCCCATAGCGCCAAGCAGGATATCAACCACACTAGCGATGACGGCAGTATGTCGCCTAGCCGCATTGAGTTAGTTGCACCCGATGACAACAGCGAAGATTAAACTCCCACCTAAGCTAATCCCAGTATTTAGCGAGAAGCGCCGCATCCGTGGCGCTTTTGGTGGTCGTGGTAGTGGTAAGACGTTTTCGTTTGCCAAGATGACAGCGATTCGTGCATACATGGCGGCAGAATCAGGGCAAAAAGGTGTTATTCTCTGTGCGCGAGAGTGGATGAATTCACTGCGTGATTCGTCAATGGCTGAAGTCAAAGACGCTATCAACTCAGAGCCGTGGCTAAGAAACTACTTTGATATTGGGCAAGAATATATCCGCACCCGCAATGGGCGCGTCGAGTACATATTCACCGGCCTGAACCGCAACCTGGACAGCCTAAAATCCAAGGCCAAGATTCTAATAGCGTGGGTCGACGAGGCTGAGGGCGTCACAGAAACAGCTTGGGACAAGCTAGAACCAACTGTGCGTGCTGAGGGGTCAGAGATCTGGGTGACGTGGAACCCTGAGCTAGATGGTAGCTCGACAGATAAACGCTTCCGCAAGCAAATGGCAGAGCTTGAGGGTAATCCGTTAATTGTTGAGGTCAACTACGATGATAACCCGTGGTTTCCAGAGCCGCTAGAAGCACTACGCAAACGCCAGCAACGCACGCTCGACCCTAACAAATATGCTTGGATTTGGGAGGGCGCTTACCTTGAGAATTCAGACGCGCAAGTGTTCGCTGGTAAGTACCGCGTCGATGAATTCGAGCCGCAATCTAATTGGGACGGGCCTTACAACGGCCTTGATTTTGGTTTCTCACAAGACCCGACAGCGGCGATTCAGTGTTGGATAAGTGGTGACAGGCTTCTCATTAGTCACGAGGCTGGCAAAGTCGGCCTTGAGCTGGACGATACCGCGCAGTTTATCACGCGCCATATTCCTGAGTTTTCTAATCATGTGGTAAGGGCTGACAGTGCGCGGCCTGAATCAATCAGCTTTCTAAAGCGCCAAGGCATTCCGAACATTACCGGTGTCAAGAAAGGCAAAGGCAGCGTGGAGGATGGCATTCAGTTTATTCGAAGTTTTGCGGAGGTTGTGATTCATCCGCGATGTAAAGAGGCGATTCGGGAATTCCGGCTTTATAGCTACAAAGTTGATAAACGGACAGGCGACATACTCCCTGTGCTAGTTGACAAGGACAACCATTACATTGACGCCCTACGCTATGCTATTGAGCCGATGATTAAACCAAGCGGCTTCATTTTAGACGTGGGCTAGTTGTGCTATTATCGTGTTAAATCACGCATAAGGTGACAGAATGAACGCAAAGAAAGCCAAAGAACTACGACGCAAGGCCAAGCAGGTAACGCCTAATCAGCCGGAATCCGGCTACATGACGCTGGACGGCACGCGCCACCTGGCAGAATCCACCAAAGGCGCATATCGCGCACTGAAAAGCGGGAAGTTTAAACATGTGGCCTTTCAAGACTAAGCAGTTAACAAACCCATACGGCGGCATTGACGTGCAGTTAAAGTCGCTGTCATTGCCGCAAGCCCAGCCGCGATGGAAGCTGTTTGCGCACAAGCAGCACGATTGGCGACCCGAGGTTGGCACCCAAGAGGGTTACAACCAATCCGCTATCGTTTACGCGATGATTGAGAAGCGTGCGAAGCTGATTGCGTCGGTGCCGTGGAAAGCCATGCGTAAAAACGGCAAAGAATGGAAAGAGGTGCCTAACTCGCCACTTCAAAAGCTGGTTAATCGCCCCAACCCTGACCAATCATTTTATGAATTGATGTATGAGGCCAGCCAGCAACTTGACTTGTCCGGCAATGGCTACCTGTCAAAGATTAAAGCGGGCAGTCAGGGATTCCCGCGTCACTTGTGGTTATTGCCGTCGGAGAACATGGCAATTAAACCTGGCAACGGCGAGCGGTTGATTGACTACTTTGAGTATCAAGACGCTGGCATCAAGACGCGCATTATGCCCGAGGATATAGCGCAACTAAAAATGCCTAACCCAAGCAACCGATATTTCGGTATGCCAGTGCTTAAAGCTGGCGGGCGTGCGGCAGACATTGACCGTGAGTCAGGCATCTGGCAAAAGTGCAGCCTTGAGAACCGTGGTGCGGCTGAGTATCACGTAAAGGTTCCAGAGGGTACAACCCAAGAGCAAATCGACGCGGCGAAGAAGTCACTCCACAATCGCAATCAAGGCCCAAAAAATGCGAGAAAGCCCCTAGTCACAAGCGGTGAAATCCAGCAGCTAGGCATGACAGCGGTCGAGCTTGATTTTGTCGAGTCACGAAAAGCTGTGTGGACTGAGCTGGCTGCGATATTTGGCGTGCCACTGGCTACCCTGGGTATGACGGAAGCGGTAAACCTTGCCAACGCTGAGTCTATGGAGCGCCAACTCTGGGTTAATACAATCATTCCGCAACTAGAGCTAATCCAGCGCCAATTAAACCACCAGTTGGCGGCTGACTTTGGCGACGATTACAAGCTGGTCTATGACACGTCAAACGTTAAAGCCTTGCAAACTAGCGAGGATGAAAAGCTAAGCCGCGCACAAACTCTGTTCGGTATGGGCGTGCCGTTTAACGATATCAATCAACGCCTTGAGCTTGGCTATGATGACATTAAAGGCGGCGACATTGGTTACATCGGGGCAAGTTTGATTCCGGTAGGGTTTGAGACTGACGATGATGCGCCGGAAAATGATGATGCTGATGTTGCGTTTGGTAAACAACCAGAGTAGTATTCATGACAGTGGCTAGGGTAGCGCCCGAAAAGCTGAACACCGACAGCCTGCCATTCCTTTCTGAAATCGGTGATAACTATAACGGTGAATAGTATGAATGTATTAAGTCTTTTCGACGGCATGAGTTGCGGGCAAATTGCACTAGAGAGAGTAGGTGTTGATGTCACTAACTATTACTCTAGCGAGTTGGACAAATACGCCATCACAGTAACCCAGGCTAACTACCCTGACACAATTCAGCTTGGCGACGTCACAAAATGGAAAGAATGGGATATAGACTGGGCGTCGATTGATTTACTGATTGGCGGCAGTCCATGCCAAGGTTTTAGCTTTGCAGGTAAGCAGCTCGCATTTGATGACCCGCGCAGCAAGCTGTTTTTTGTTTACGTGGATATTCTAAACCACATTCGCTCGGCTAATCCTGATGTGAAATTTATGCTTGAAAACGTCAAGATGAAGCGCGAAAACCTGGATATCATCAGCGAGTATTTAGGTGTCGAGCCTGTTTTCATTAATAGCGCACTAGTGTCAGCTCAAAACCGCCAGCGTTACTACTGGGCGAATTGGGAGTTTGAGCAGCCAGAGGATAAGGGTGTGGCTCTCGCTGATATCATTGAAAGCGGAGTAGTTGACCGCGATAAGTCTTGGTGTATTGACGCTAATTACTTCAAAGGCGGAAATCTTAAAAGTTATTTCGAGAAGCATCGGCGACAGTTGGTCTTTAAGTTATCAAAGATAAACCCTCGATGCGTTGACGTCTCAATAAACGAAAATGGTATTAGACCGCATCGTGGCGATAAGAGAAAAAGCGGGATTAGCGAATTAGGGAGGATGATTTTTACAGATGGAAAGAAAAGCTACGCTCTAACGACTAGTCATATGCCCAAACTGATTGACGAGTTAGGATGCCGAAAACTAACCCCTATCGAATGCGAGCGGCTCCAAACAGTGCCGGATGATTACACTGCGCACGTCAGCAACACCCAACGTTATAAGATGTTAGGTAATGGGTGGACAGTGGATGTTATCGCTCACATATTTAGCGGTATGGGTTAATGAGCATCACCGGCTTATCCCCGCAACGTGAGCAGCAATGGCAGGAGCGACAAAGCCTGCGCATTGCTCGACAGTATGAGCTAACGCTAGCCCGTGAAATTAGGCGGGCTATGCGTCAACTCGCCAAGCATCCAGACTCACCAGGCAAGCAGGCCGAAATAATCGCGGAGCATGGTCAAAACATCAAGCGAATCATCATCAAAAACTGGCGGCAGGCGTGGTCGGTGTTTGGTGAGCGCGTTCTTAACGCGACACAAAAGAGCGTACGCGGCATGGAGACCAAACAGGACGAAGAAACCGACCTGTTTCAACTCTACTTGCAGCAATTCATTGCACAGTATGGCTCGCAAAAAGTAACGCAAATCACCGGCACTACCAAAAAGCAGGCGATGGAAATTATCAATGATTCCGTCGCTGAGGGTGCGCGTGAGGGTTTGGGTCAGGCCGCGCTAGGTAAGCTCATACGCGAGCGCATGAAATCAGCCAGTGATGCACTAAGCACGCGCCGTGGTCGTCTTATTGCACGCACAGAGACGCATAACGCTCAGGCAACCGCCAACCATAGCGCCGCCAAGACTAGCGGCGTTCCTATGGTCAAGGAGTGGGTGGCTAGTCGTGGAGAGCGTACGCGCGCATGGCACAGTGACGCAGATGAACAAACGGTGCCTATCGACCAGCCGTTTATCGTTGATGGTGAGGAGATGCAGCACCCTGGCGACCCGTCCGCGAGTGCCCGCAATGTGATAAACTGCCGATGCGTGGTGGCCTACAGTCGAAAACGATAGGTTTTGTGATGCCTATCGTGTTTTTTTATCTTTAGATGTTTACAAGGGTGTCAGGTTGTCATATAGTGAACATATCGAAACAAGATACAACAACGGAGATAGAGACATGAAAACAGCAACAGAAATGCGTGAAGCTTTTATCAAGACGCGGAGGAGTCCGTGGGTTAAGGAGTACCTAACTGAGCGTAACGAAATGCAGGCCCACACTGGTAGCTTTCAGGAAAAGACAGAGTACGACGGGTATAAAATCGGGGACCGTATTGCGTACGTCGACACCAAGCCGTACAACGGCGGTTTCATTGCCAGTAGAAAACAAGGTTGGCTGTTCTCCATCGGTGAAAATTCTTTACTGGTTTGGAATGGTAAAACTCTGGTCAAGGTGAATGGAAAATGACCGAATTCAAACAACTACAAGACGCCGCCAGGATGAACAACCGAGAAGTCGCTGAGCATTTTGAAGTGACCCAGCGCACTGTTTGTCGATGGCGTAGCGGGGAGAGCCAGCCAAGCGCGTTAGTTATGCGCATAATGGGCAATTTGGCTGCGGCTCAGGTTAATAAAGAAGCATTTGGTGGTGATCATGAGTAAAGTAATGAAACACGAATCAGAGATTGTTGAGTTTAGCGAACACCAGGTTTTATGCCTTATTGCTATCCTTGAGGGTTACGAAGTTGAATGTCCTGCTGTTGGCGAGATTTTTAGCGAGTTACTAGTCGAAGCATTGCGCCTACTAAGCAAAGAGCAGGTAGAAGAATTATTGGAGGCCTTATGAGTAAAGAAATGAAGATGGTGGATGTATGGGGATTTGGAAATGTTCCCCAAGATTACACCAAGTTTAACGGATACCAGCATGATAACGGTGACTGGGATGATGCCTGTTACGGTTTGCTGTTTCTCACAGAGGAAGCCGCTGATGCTCAAGCTCACGCTTTGAGAAACCACGACCGCCTAGTTGAAGAAAACGCAGCACTGTGCGAGGCGGTAGCTAGACTTATAAGCTCAGGTGTTGCATTTCAGAATCTAGACGAGATGGATAATACCCTTGATTCTGGTGATATTGCGTCGGTCGAAGCTAAGTTTAACGACGAATTGATTCGAGCTGGCAAGTTGCTAGCCAAGCTAGGAGAAGACAATGAAAACCAACAAGCAGATTAAGCGGGTAATTGCGAGCGTGACTGGTGGCAAGTGGATTGTAACGGAACAATTACCCCACCCAACCCTGATGATTTCGTCGCTGGAAAGTTCCGACGATTATCGCGCATTTATTGCTTTTCATAGAGTCGTATCAATCAAAGCAAGTGAGGTGAGGTGGCATGAAAGAAGTCAAAGAGGTGGAATGGGACTGGACAGTGCAGTGTCCTGAATGCGCAACTGACACCTATCAGTACGATGAGCGAGTTGATGATAGCGGTGTTAATCCAGTGGTAACGTGTGAGTGTGGCTGCGTTTACAAAGTAACGTGCGTTGAGTGTTAATCGAGGTGAAGTGATGTGAAGAAACTATACAAAAATTGGCACGTGCATAATATGTTGGCGCATCCCTTGATGCATATTTTGAACTGCATGGGCTTCGAGTCATTAGCAAATAAAACACATGACGGCTCACTGCCCGAAGATAAAGATGAGGTAAAGTGATGAAAGAAGTAAAAATTAAACGCGACGAGCGCGGATTTTGGACCCACCCAAATTTACCAAAGTGGGATGAAGGCACAACACTAGACGAAGCCCGTGCATGGTTCGCTAATTATGGCTTAACATGTGACCTGGTACTCATGGAAGGTGAGATTGCCGATAAGTGGGGAGCTGGCGAAATCAACTCTTGCGCAGATTGGGAGCCAGAGATGCCAGCCGATGCGTTCTTGGTAGATATTTACGATACCGAAGACGGCGTGGTGGCGATGTATGCCGAACCTGCATGTGAGGTGAAGTGATGAGCGAATGGATTAGCATAAATGACAAGGTAGTAAAACATAACTAGTGCGTTGATGTGTGGGTCGACAGCGCAGACTTGTCTGGGAGGTTGTGTAACTGCTTTTATAATCTGAAAAATAACAAGTTCTGGTATTGGGATGACAAGTGTAAAAACAAAATACAATTTTACGCTGACATTGTAACCCACTGGATGCCAATACCGGAGCCGCCACAATGCAAATAGAATTTTACATACCACTGCCGCCCGATGGGTTTTGGGCGGCGCTGATTATTTACTATATGGCTGGGTTGTTTGTGTGTCTGTATCAAAGCCTGAAAAACTATAACCGATGCGCCCACGCAAAAGCGTTTAGTAATACCCCTGATATAGTCGGGTGTGTATTTTTATTTATCATTGCGGCTAGATGGCCCTATAACATCGCAATGAACCACCACTACCGATAACCAAACCCCGCCAAGTGCGGGGTTTCTTTTGTGTTTATGGTTTGACTTTGCTATCGTTATGTTATAATTGCGGCAGTGGCAAAAATTTAAGGGGCTGTAATGCAGCATAAGAGCGTAGATTTCAAACTTGAGGGCGTAGAGGGTCGCACCTTTGCGGGGTACGCCTCGACATGGGATGAAGACGAGGGCGGTGATATTATCGTTCCAGGCGCTTTTTCCAAAACCATTAAAGAGCGACAGAAAAAAGTAAAAGTGATGTATAATCACAAGACGCTCATTGGTCGCCCCGAGGTTATGCGCGAAGAAACTAAAGGCTTGTACGTTGAGGGCTACATTAGCGACGTATCGGCTGGTAATGACGTGCTTACCTTGATGAAAGATAACGCGCTCAATGAAATGTCAATCACCTACGCTGTGCCGCATGACAAGTTTGAATACCGAGACAGTGGCGGTCGCATTATTCGTGAGCTAAAGCTGTACGAGTTCGGCCCTGTTGATATGGCAATGAACGAAAACGCAATCATCACCGGCGTGAAGTCCGTCAAAGACGCGATTCAGGCTGGTAACCTAGATAAAACTTCAATCGTCGAGCTGAAATCAATGCTTGAGGATTTAACGGCACTGCTAAGCACTGAGCCGCAAAAAAGCACTCAGGACGCGACACAGCCGCCAGAGCTAGACGCTCTATACAAGAGTATCCAAAACTTTGGCCGCTAAGGCCGTAACCGAATAAAGGTAAAATATCATGGAAATGAAAGAATTAGCCGAACAGCTAAACACCGCATCGACTGAAATCAAGAGCGCACAAGAGCGTATCGAGAAAGAAGTCAAGCAACACGGTGAAGCCACCACTGAAACAAAGACAGCACTCGAAAAGCATCAAGCTGATTACGCTGAGCTGAAATCACGCTTTGAAAAGCTGGACGAGAAATTCGCCGAAGTTGAAGCAAATCAAAAGTCTTTGCGCGCGTCGCACAGCCAGACTGAAACCAAGTCGCTAGGCCAAGCGTTTACCGAGTCTGAGCAGTTCAAATCAGCAGTCGAGCAAGGCGCTAATGCAACGCCGCGTGTGTCTATGCAGCGCAAAGACATTAGCAACCTGTCAGCATCGGCTGGTGCTCTGGTTCGCCCTGACCGCGACCCGACGGTTTACCGTAACCCGTCACGACCAACTCGAATCCGTGACCTGATTCCGTCAATCCCGACCAGCTCAAACAGCGTCGAGGTGATGCGCCAAAACGTATACACCAACAACGCCGCACCGCAAGGTACGGGCACTGGCATTGGTGGTGGTGAGTTCGCGTCTAAGGCGAAGTCAAACATCACCTGGGAGCTGGTATCTTATCCTGTTCGCACTGTTGCCCATTGGGTGCCAGCATCACGCCAGGTACTATCTGATGCGCCAATGCTGCAAAGCCTTATTGATACCGAGCTTAACTATGGCTTGGATTTGCAATCAGATGAGCAACTATTGCGCGGCGATGGCTCTGGTCAAAACCTGACTGGCTTGATGGTTGACACGGGTGTGTCTGACATTGGCGAATTGCCAAGTGGTACAGCGATTGCAGACGTACCAGCGGCGATGATTAACCATATCCGCAAAGCTGTTACCGAGTGCCAGAAAAACGAGTTCTACAATACTAACGGTATTGTGCTGAACCCTGAGGACTGGGCGACACTCGAAACCGCCAAGGCCACTGATGGTCATTACCTGTTGATGCAATTCCCCGCAAACGGCGCAAATCAGCAAATCTGGCGTATGCCGGTTGTTGTTACCAATGCGATGCAAGTTGGCGAGTTCCTACTTGGCGACTGGACCATGGGCGCTAAAATCTACGAGCGCGAAGATGTTAGCGTGCGCGTGAGTGAGTCGCATGGTACCTACTTCACCGAAAACGCCGTGGCAATCCTTGCCGAAGAGCGTCTGGCGTTTGGTGTAAACTTGCCGAAAGCGTTCTGTAAAGGCGCGTTCACCGTTGCAGCCTAACAGCTAAAGTGAGATTGCAAGCCCTGCCCTATGGCGGGGCTTTTTTATTTGCTTACTTTAGTTGACAACGAGCATTCACGGTAGTATCTTTGATGTATACACAGCGACGAGAGGAAAACAAAATGAACAAGCAAGACCTTATTAACACTAAGTGGGACGCGCGTGAATGGACGGAAGACATGAAGCGCGAGTGGCAAGTTCATATGTCTGAGGTTGGATTTTGTTTTGCTGGTAGGAACCCAGATATAGTGCGTGATTGTGAGTTTTATTATCTTAATGGTGGTGATTTCACTATCACTCATGGTTCAGAGGTGGGAATTTTTCTAGAGCACCCACACCAAGAGTGCGACTACTCTTTTGCATTCCCCGAAACTTTAACCGAGCAAGGCCAAAAACACGACAGCGACAAACCGCGCTATGATTTGCTGCCACCAATCGCTATTGACGAGATGGCTAAGGTGATGACGTTTGGCGCTGAGAAATACGCGCCCGATAACTGGCGGCACGTTGATAACGCCGTTGAGCGGTATCGTGCTGCACTGCTACGTCATTCGTTCGCTATGCTGCGCGGTGAGAAACTAGACCCCGAGACGGGATTGCCGCACGCTGCTCATGCGATGTGTTGCGCTGCTTTTTTGGTGGAGGTTGAGGAATGAAGACTAACGCTAAAGAATACTTGCGTGATGTAAAAAGACGGGATGCCGATAATGGTATCGGCCTTTTTAGCGCATTAACCGGAGACCTAGCTAAACATGTTTATCGGATGCAGAGGATAAATAGAGCACTAGAGAGCAATGAAAGAACTAATGTAAAGAAAAGGAATGGTTTTTTGATTCAAATCACCGACCGTCGCAAGCAGTACGAAGAACGCAAGAAACGAGCAGAGTTAGCAGGGCTGGGCTTCTAGTAAAGAGCCGCTTATAGCGGCCTTTTTTATATGCTAGAATGAACAAAATAGGAGGCTATCCAATGAAATATATTTGCAGAATACACAGCACAGCAGGCGCGAAAGGCACAGAGTTAGAGCTGAATCCAGACGAGCAGCGCACTCAGCAGTTATTGGCTAACGGCGTGATTGTCGAGTCCAAGCCCGTCAAGCCAACCGAAAAGAAAGGCGGAGCGACACCCAAAGAGGCTGGACAAAAAGCAGAGGTAAAAGCAAATGCTAAGCGCACCAAATGAGCCACTACAGCCAGCGGTGACTGACCAGCAAATCCAAGACTTTTTGGCTCTGGATGGTTTCGATCCTATCGCCACGGCCTTGGCGTTAGCGGCTACCGAAGCGGCTATCAACTATTTACAGCGCGAATTGGTCACACGCGAGCGCACTGTCAATTATCAGGATTGGCCTTTTTCCGGTAGTAAATCTATCGGCATTAGTCCGTCATGTGTTGAGTATGATGGGCGCATAGAGTTGCCATACGCTGCGCCACTTGATGCGGTGTCTACTGTCTCTGTCTATGGTGAGAATCAGCTAGATTACACGGTAACAAAGACACAGCCAGCAGCCGTCGAGCTTGACCAGTTACCGCAAGATGGCAGCAATCAGCCAGCTATTGAAGTCGTATACACGGCAGGATATGGCGCACAAACTGATGTGCCAGCCGGAATTCAGACGGGCATCCTGATGATGACGGCCTACATGTACGAGCATCGCGGCGCGTGTAACGCTGACAACGCTATGCAACAAAGCGGCGCGGCGATGATGCTACAACCCTACCGAGTTAATGCGGTGGTCTTATGAAATGCTGTGAAATTACACCTGGGCAAATGCGCCACACGATTGAACTACAATCACAGATAGAAGCGCCAGATGGTTATGGCGGTGTTGAGCTGGATTGGGACGCCTATGCTACCCCTAAAGCCAAGATTAAGGCGCTGTCAGGCCAGCAACGGCTAATGGCGGACGGTTTGGCTAACCCCGTAAAATATCGCGCTTATATCCGCTACCGTGACGACGTATTACCAGCGCATCGCGTGGTGTACAATGGGAAGACGTTTGATATTAAAGCCGTGTATGACGTCGAAGAGCGGCGGCGTTTTCTTGAGTTGGAGTTGACCGAGGGAGTAGCGGCATGACCATTAAAGGCCAACAGAGTGTGCTAGATAACCTACTAAGGCTATCTATTGACATGCGAAAACAGATTGCCGGACAAATAGAAGACACCGCCAACGAGGTTCGCAATAATGCAATCAAGTCAATGGCGCGTGAAGAAAAGACCGGCACTTTACACACAAATCGCGGCGCTAACTTAGGCGACCATCAAGCCAGTGCGGCAGGTGAGGCACCAGCAGTGGATACAGGTAATCTTATTGGTAGTATAAACATCAAAGTGCAAGGCGTCAGACTCAGGGCTTTTGTGTTCACTCCTGTAGAATACGGCCTTTATCTGGAATTTGGTACGGCGGCAATCGCCCCTCGCCCTTGGCTGCGTCCGGCACTGGCAAAAGCCGAAGAAAAATACAGGGAAAGCATCCAAAAAGCATTCGATGACGTTGAGCGAGGTTTTGACCGATGAACAGTCTAGCTATCCAGGGCATGATTTATAGCGCGCTAGCAGCATCAACAGAGATAGACGCTGCACTTGCACGACAGCGCACGATTAGCGGTGCATCCACGACCTATCCAGCCATTTACGACAACGTACCGCAGGGCGTTTATGGTGATGATTCGGCATTCCCTTATATCGTCATTGGTGATGATAGCGAAAACGCCTTTAACACTGACGACAGCCAAGGCAGTGACGCAACGGTTGATGTACATATCTGGTCACGCCAAATGGGCAGAGCTGAAACCAAAGAGATTCAAGGCTTGGTGTTTGATGCGTTATCACGTCAAAACCTGACCATTGTGGATAAGAATGTGGTTAACATTGAACAAACCACCGCGCTCACCTACTTAGACCCCGACGGCAAAACCCGCCACGGCGTGCAATCGTTCCGCGTAATCGTTGAGTAGTTAACAGGTTATACTCGTGCTATACTCTCGCAGTGTGCGCAACACTAATCATAGAGAGGTTCTACCATGGCAGCACTAGTCGGACGTAAAGTTACGTTCACCCCTACAGGAACGGGCGCGGCAGTAATCGGCGCTCGTACCAAATCAATCACCCTCAATAACGAATCCATTGACATTACTTCTGATGACGATAACGGATTCATGACGCTACTTGCAGAAGACCCAGCAATGCGCTCAATCGAGATGTCAGTCGAGGGAATTCTTAAAGACGACGCGCTTGTAAGTTTGGCGGCAACTTCTGGCTCATTGCTAGTCAGTGAGTACACGCTGGATATTCCAGGTATTGGCTCGTTCACCGGCGATTTCTATTTCGGTTCAATCGAGATTGGCGCGAACTACAACGAAGCCGTGACGTTCAGCTCAACAGTACAGTCGAGCGGCGAATTCACCTATACCAGCGCAGGCGCGTAAACAGGATTGCTTGCCAAGGACGGCACCCCACAAAGGAGAAAAACGATGGCAGCAGTATTTAACACAATCAAAATCACTTGGAACGACGAAGAGCATCAAATCACACCGACAATGGCACTGCTTAACAAGATTGAGCAGGACGTCAGCTTGTCGGAGGTTGCCTACCGAATGGCCTCGCAGAAGCCACCGCTCAGCCACCTAGCCACAATCATGGCGCATTTTTTACGCTCGGCTGGTGTTGATGTGACTGATGAGGATGTGTACGCGGAAATCTGCGTGGGCGACCAAAAAGCCGTTGAGCAGGCAGCGGAGGCTGTGATGTACGCGGCATTCCCTAATGCGGGAAAGCCCGTGGCCCCAGCGAAACAAAAGAAACAGGCGGCAGCCAAAAGCAGCCGGAAGAAGTAGACTGGGGCGTCTATTATGACGTCGCTGTCTGTGTGTGGGGGGTCAGTATTGGTGATTTTTGGGGTATGACACCGGCGGAATGGTGGCGCATTTACGAGATGAAAAAACCTCGTGACCCTGAAAATGATTTTGCTGGCAACTTACGCCACTCGGACGTCGAAGAACTGTACGATTTACTGGATTAGGATATAAGCATGGCATCACTTGGCGCAATGTCCGTTGAAATCACCGCAGATACTAGCGGATTGCAGCGCGGCACGACTGAGGCGCGTGGCGAGCTGTCACGTATGGACAAGCAAGCGGACAGGTCATCACAAAAGCTGGCATCACTTGGTAAGGTTGCAGCGGCGGCAGGTGCGGCGATTGGTGCTATGGGGGCAGGCGCGAAACTGCTAGAGGTGGCGCGCCAGTTTGACGTATTTGAGGCGCAACTCAAAACCGCGACCGGCTCTATTGAAGAAGCGCGAAAGCGCATGAAAGAGCTATCCGACTTTGCGGCTTCTACGCCTTTCGATGTATCCCAATCTATCGACGGCTTCATTAAGCTGAAAAACCTTGGCCTAGACCCATCAATAGCGTCGCTCGAATCATACGGAAACACAGCTTCCGCTATGGGTAAAAGCATGAATCAAATGATTGAGGCGGTCGCTGATGCGTCAACGTTTGAGTTTGAGCGATTGAAAGAGTTTGGTATTCGGGCATCACAAGAAGCAGACCGCGTAATCTTTACATTCCAAGGCGTGGAAACGTCGGTCGCCAAAAACTCCAAAGCCATTCAAAAATACTTGATGGATTTAGGTGAGACTGAGTTTGCCGGGGCAATGCAAGACCGTACCGAATCGCTAGATGGTGCAATCTCCAACTTGGCGGATAGCTGGGATAGGTTATTTTTATCTGTATCAAACCAAGGAGCAGGCGACTTAATAGAAAGCAGCGCGCGCGGGGCAACCACTGCGCTCAACACGCTAAGTCAAAACATGGATGCAGTGGTGGACGCCACGAAAGCGTTCGCCACAGTCGCCAGTGCGGGCGCGTTGGTTAAATTTGCACCCTTATTGTACGGACAGGCCACGGCAATGGCAGCGGTTGCCACTCAAACAGTGCGCACCACAACAGCTGTGACTGCATTCGGCGCGGCTTCACGATTCGCCCTTGGCCCTTGGGGTTTGCTCATTGCTGCGGTTGGCTCGGCGGCGGCGGTTTTTATGAGTACGCGCGAGGAATCCATAAAGCTAACCGACTCAATCGACGAGCAGCGCGAATCAGTACGCAGGATTGTGGGCGACTATAAAGAGCTGAACGCGCAAGGCCGCGAGATGTTCTGGACCAAATCACAGCAAGACCTCATTAATTACACCAAGCAAATGGGCGATATTGATAAGCGCATTCGTGGTTTAAAAGACTCTATGAGCAGCGTGGACTCAGGCACCCGTCAAGATATCCGCCAGCAGATTGAGCGTTTGCGTAACGAGCGCGAGCAAGTCGAGTCAGAATACAACAAGATTAAAGCGGCACAAGCTAAGATTTTCGAGCAGGGACTGCCTGATAATTGGACGAATCCAGACGAGAAAGGTAAAAGCCAAGGTGGTGGCTCTGGCACTGGCAGCGGTGGTAATAACGAGGAAGAGCTTGCCAAACTCAGAGAGGCGGCTCAAGAAAGGTTACAGATAGTACGCAACGCTGGCAAGACAGAATTACAACTACAGCGTGACAAGCACAAAGAAGAGCTGGACATTCTGTCCGAGGCGCGACAGCAAAAAATTATTGGTGATAAACAGTATACAGATCTTGCTATCCAGTCAGCATCACGCCTTGAAGAGTTCCAAAAAGGACAGCTAGAGCGCGAGCGTGAACGCATCGCTGGACGCCTTGAGACGTTACAGCAAGCAGGCAAGACAGAGCTTGAGCTAATGCAGGAAAAGCACCTCAGCGAGCTGGAGATTCTAAAGAACTCACTTGAGCAAAAGCTTATTACCGAGCAAGAGTATTCACAGTTAGCAGTGGAGTCGGCTAAGCGTTTCGAGGATGAGAAAACTGCTAACGAGCAAATGGCAGCGCAAAAACGTGTACGACTAGCCCAGCAGGAAGCGCAAGCAAAGAAAGCGTCAATGCAATCAGCGTTTGGTCAAATCGCCACGTTGATGAATCAGGAAAACAAAAAGCTGTTTCGTATTGGTCAGGCCGCAGCTATCGCGAACTCGATTGTTAGCACGTACGAGGGCGCAACCAAGGCACTGGCGCTTGGTCCGTTTATTGGCCCACCTTTGGCAGCTATGATTACAGCGGCAGGTATGGCAAACGTTGCGTCTATCGCCAGTCAGAAACCTGGGGGCAGCAAGACAGCGACACCAGCCACAGGCGGTGGCAGTGCTAGCGACCCGAGCGGTGCAACAAGCCAAGCGCAAGGCGGTGGGCAGCAAACCCAGCGCACGTTAATGGTTCAGGGTGACTTTAGTCCCAACCAGCTATTTACAGGTGACACGGTGCGAGGCTTAATCGATGCTATCGCAGAGCAGCAAAAAGACGGCTATACGGTGGTAGTTTAATGGCAACAGTAATCAGTAACAGTTTAGTAATCTCGCAAAAAGACTTGCGAAGCCCTAACAATCCGCGCCTATGCTGGAAAAACATTATCACGCCCACCAGTGTGACAGCGACTAGCCAGCAACCGTTGCAGCCGGTGCAAAACCTAGCGAATTCATCAACGTCTTTTGCATGGCAGGCAACAAGCACGAGCCAGCAGGATATCGTTATCAGTACTGGTCAAAACGTGGATTACGTGGGTATTGCGCGACACAATTTAGATCAGACAGCAGAATACCGGCTAAACATTGTTGTGGATGGCGCGACGTTTACCCTTGTGCCGTGGTCTAATGTGCCGCCACGGCAAGCGTTGCTACTGTTATTTAACGAAGCCGCACCCGACCAAATTGTACTAAGCATTCGCAACAACCCAGAGCCACCACGTATTGCGGTGTTATACACAGGTTTATCCACAGTGTTGCAGCGCCGCATTTACGTGGGCCACACGCCCATTACTTACGGGCGTAATCTGTCAGTCGTTGGCGGTATGAGCGAGTCAGGCCAGTACCTTGGCGAGTTAATCCGACGTGAAAGTCGCTCGACCAGCGTCAAAATGGAAAACCTAACGCCTGACTGGTATCGCTCTGAGTTGGATCCATTCTTTGCGCAGCGACCGCGCAAACCGTGCTTTTGGGCATGGCGGCCTGATTCGTACAGTGCGGAGGTGGCTTACGCATGGATATCCGGCGATCCGGACGTGAGCAACCAGCGCGCTAATGGTATGATGGAAACATCATTCGACTTGGAGGCCGTCGCGTGACGCAACGATTAAGCTATTACGAGATTGACTTAGAAGTATGCGAGCTTACCCATGGAGAGGGGTTATGCCCCGCCACGGGTGAGCCGTGCTTTAACACGCGCAAAACATGCCAGGCCATTGAGGCGTACTCGCCCACGACGCAAGTGTTGCGGCTTGGTAAACCGTCTATGCATAATCCTGGCGGCATTGATGCCGTCGAGAATGTCGCGGATAGCAGTTACACGCCATCAATTGTTAAGCTAGGCGAATCCATTGGTACACGCGCAAGCCTTAAAATCACCGCCACTGACCATCCATCGCCGGACACGGGCGCGGGTGGCGACCCCTACCTAGGCCAACGTAACTATGACCCATTCGAGCGCGGCACGTTCTGGGGTAAATTGCGTGCGCGCCATCCGTACATGCGCGGCAATAAATTACGTTGGTATAACGGGCGCGTAGGTCAATCGCTCGAACAAATGGAGCGGCGCACGTATATCATTGACAGCGCCGAAGGGCCAAACACGCGCGGGCAGTTTATGATTAAAGCCAAAGACCCGCTAACGTTAACCGAGAGCAAGCGCGCACAGGCACCAAAGCTAAGCCGTGGCGTGCTGGGTAGCGCGCTAAGCGAGACAGCTACCAGCTTTATAGTATCACCAGCGGGTGTTGGCGCGGATTACCCAACAAGCGGCAAAGTTGCCATTGGTGGTAACGAGATTGTCAGCTATACGCGCAGCGGTGACACGTTTACGATTTCGCGAGGCATCAATAACACTGAAATCAAAGAGCACGACGAGGGCGACCGCGTGCAATGGGTGCTGGAGTATTCATCACAGGAGCCGGAAAACGTACTGTTTGACCTGCTCACTAATTACGCACAGGTGCCAGCCGAATTTATTAATATGCCCAACTGGACGGCAGAGTTAAACCAGTTTCTAGGCCGTCGATATAGTGGCGTAATCGCAGAGCCAACGCCCGTTATTGACCTGATTAATGAGTTACTCGAACAAGCGGCACTTTCTATCTGGTGGGATGAAATAGGCGAAACGCTACAGCTCCAAGTGCTGCGTAACGTGACAAAAGGCAGTTTTGTCTATAACGATGATTTCATGCTGGCGGGTAGCTTTAAACAGCGGGAGCAGCCAGACAAGCGCGTTTCTCAGGTGTGGACGTACTACGGGCAGATTAATCCGCTCGAATCACAGGACGACCCAAAAAACTACCGTAATACACTACTGACGGTAAACCAAGCCAGCGAACTAAACTGGGGGGAGCCAGCGGTTAAGAAAGTGTATAGCCGATGGATGACACAGTTTGCATTGAGCGCGGCAGAGCGATTAAACACGCTGGTGCTGTCACGATTCGCTGAGCCGCCACGGATGTTTGAGTTTAACCTGTTGCGGGATAGTGGCACCCCTTTGCCTCCCCTTGGTAGTGGTTTGCAGTTGCAATCATTCTTCAATCAAGACCCTACAGGCGCACCGGTAACCAGTCCATGTCAGGCTATCGAGGTAAAAGTCAGCGACGTGGGTGTAGGCGTTAAAGCTGAGGAAGTCGTCATCAACGGCGTAGACGACGGCGGTACACCGCCAGAGCCGCCAGATGTTAAGCGGGTGGTGATTAGTGCAGACGCGACGAATGTTAACTTGCGTGAGGCTTACCTAAATATCTTTTCCGAGGCTGAGGACGGCGACACAGTTATCTGTGAAGTGCGTGAAAACGTAATCGTCACAAGCGAAACAACAAGCGCCCCCGCGTTTGACACCGGCACCGGCTGGCCTAGTGGGGTGTCACTTAAATTGTCCGTACTGTCCGGTGCTGTTATCGCTGGACGTGGTGGCGCTGGGGGTGGCTCTTATAGCGATGTTTTTAACGCATACGCTTACGATGGCGGCAATGGCGGGCTGGCTTTGCTATCTCCCTCATCTATCAGTATCGACAATAACGGGATAATTGGCGGCGGTGGCGGCGGTGGCGGCGGTGCTACTTTTGACCTTAGAGTCCTTGGTCAGACGTATGCTCTTGCCGCAGGTGGCGGCGGCGGGGCGTCTTATGCTGACGGCGGCAGCGCCGATTTATCCGGTAGCGGAAATTTATTAGAGCGAAGCGGCAGTCAAGGCAGCTTGCTTGCTGGGGGAGATGGCGGCAACTCGAACTATGGCTCAGCGTATGCGCGGGGCGGCATTGGCGGTGGCCTAGGGCAAAGCGGTGGTGATGGGCAAACAAGCCTTAAGCCAGTATCATCCGGAGGTGCCGCAGGCCCAGCAATCCAAGGCGTATCAAACGTGACATTTATCAGTCGTGGTGATATTCGAGGTGCAGAGATTGGATAGCTATCAACTAGGCCGCCAAAATCTGATACACTTACACATAAGTTATTAAGCGAGTAATTCACATGGCATTACCAAACTGGCAACGAACAATCACGACCACGACCGGCGACGTCGTACCAGGCGCAGAGGTTGAAGTGGTCAACGAAGCAACTGGCCTACCCGCAGACCTATACATGTCACGCGCTGGCACATCGGCAAAGACTAATCCATTCTTTGCTGATTCATCGGGATTTGCTGAGTTTTACGCAGACCCAGGGGAGTACCGTATCACCGCGACCGGAGCGGCGGGTTCGCAGGTTTGGCGCTATGAGGTGTTGACGGGGACGGCGGCGCTGATGGCTAATGATACGGGCGAAAATAGCTTGCTTGCGGCTATTGATAATAGTTCGACTGCATCTTCTAAGAAGTCAGATTACGATAAGTCAGCATTAGAGCTTAATGGAATTACGCTGCAAGCAAGTCAAGAGTTTGGCATTGTGATTAATGACGTAAGGGTGATAGTGGAAATTGGCGAGACTGTCACGCTACCAACACTATCCAACGCGACAGATTACAAGGTCTATGCGGCGGCAGACGGCACGCTATCAGCGCAAGAGTACGACACCCCCGCACCGGCAAACAGTGCGCTAATCGGCGGTTTCCACGCGGCCTACAGCGACGCGGCTATCGTTGAGCGCAGTCTGTGGGATTTCGCATGGAAGCCCGCGACCGGCTCGCCGCGCGCAATGGCATTATCGCTATCAGAGCGGGTATGGGCCGATATTTACTTGATGGACAGCGACTACGGTATCAACGGACACAGCCGACCTGACGCGCAGATCGCAGACGGCGGCAGTCCGCCGAAACGTCCGATCGCGTACGGCGGTGACGGCAGCGCGGCGTATAGTTCATTTACGCAGTACCTCGCTAAAGAGATGGCGGCCGCCGCAGGTAAACGACTACCCGACTACGACGAGTTCGCCGACATCGCGTACGGCACTGTGACAGGACAGGTATCGGGTAGCGACCCCGTAACGACCAAGCATCAAGCCGGGTTGAGATCGGCTATCGGCCTGGAGCAGGCGACGGGCGCCATGTGGCTGTGGGGCCAAGAAAACTGGGATCGCGGCAACGGTTCTAGTGGCTATGCGTGGTATGCTGCTGATACTGACGGCGCAGGACAAGTGTACACGTCTGGCTCAGCGGGCGTTGGTGCCTCGTTATTCGGCGGCGATTGGGACGGGTCGGGGCAGTCGGGCCCTCGCTGTTCGCACTGGTTCATCGAGCCTTGGTACTCGAGCAGTTACTGCAGCGCGCGGGCCGTCAGTGACCACACCAAATACGGAGTGTAATAATGTTTATTAAGTTAAATAACGGTCACGCCTTGTGTGTCGAGGCTTACAAAGATATTCAGCAAAAAGCGATAGTGCCGCCAGTTAATGAGTTATGGTCGCAAGTCGATGAGTATGTAGCGACTAACGGCTGGCACGAGATGACAGAGCAAGAGATTGCTGATTTTTTCAAGCCAGAGCCGACGCCGGAAAGCGAACACAACTGGGTAAAATCAGAGCTTGATGCCGCAACAGTTGAGCTTATGTATCACTGGACTGGTGACCCACGTGCGTCACACACAGAGCAAGCGTGGAAAGACTATGCCATCGCACTGCGTGATTACACGTCGAAAGATGATGATGGCAATCCTGTTATCGTCGGAAACCAGCGACCGAGCATTACCGACCACATATAAACAAAGGGGCTTTGCGCCCCTTAAATTTAAGGAAACAATATGAACAATTGTCAATTGCCAATTATCTTAGCGTTGTTTTTAGTAATCAGTCTTGCCGCCAATGCGTTGCTCTATCGCGATTTCTCTAATCAAGTCGGTCACAGATTTGATACAATAGAGAAAACACTCAAAAGCCATGACGGGCGCAGGAATGCGCAATATGGCGTGTTGAAAAACGTAGTGGGGGCGCGGTGTGGGTGATGATAATAGCCGACTAGACAGACTAGAGCGCGCATTGCAAGATTTAACTATGGATGTGCGCCTAATGGCGCAGTCTATGGAAACAATCAAAGACGCAATCCAAGAGAGCGCGCAGGCGCGAAAAGATATGCAAGAGCTTGAGAAAAGGTTGATTAAGGTTGAGTCAGCTTATGGCGCGTTAAAACTTCTTGGGACAGGCGCGGCTTTGTCTATAATTGGCCTAGCGGTAACAGCGTTGTTCGGGAGTTGATTATGCAGTACACGCCCCATGTAATAACTCTGATTTTGTGCTTGCTGTCTTTAGCGATTGCAGTCAAAAACGCGCAGATAGTCACACATTGCCGCGATGGCGCAGCAGTGATTCTTGTTTTGTTAATGTCGCTGTTTCAAGCGTCAACCGTGATTACGTTTATCGTTGTCCAGTTTGGTTGGGTGTTAAACCATCACGGCGACGTAATAGGCACAGCGTCACAGCTTGGCTGGATTGCTTACGATTATCAAAACTTACTCTTTCACATATGCGCGGGCTTAACAGTCCGTCACTGGATTAAATGCGATAAGGTGGATAGATGAAGCCAAAGCATATAACCGTACACTGTAGCGCGACCGCGCCAGAGCATGATTTTAGTTATGACGACTTGCGCCACGCCCACGTAACTGTTAATGGCTGGTCAGATGTTGGCTATCACTGGTATATTCGTCAGAGTGGCGAGCGTGTAGCGTGCAGGCCGTTAACGCGCATGGGTGCAGGTGTGCGAGGCCATAACCGCGACAATATCCATATATGCCTTGAGGGTGGTGTTAATCCACAGGGTGAGTCAGTGGACAACTACACGCGAGCGCAGAAGGACGAGCTTCGATTACTGATTATTGAGATGGTTGGGTGGTTTGGAATAACAAACGAACCGCTCGGGCATCGGGACTGGTCGCCGGATTTGGACAATGATGGCACCATAGAAGCTAATGAATTTATCAAAGATTGCCCGTGTTTTGATGTGCGGGCATGGTGGAAAGAGGTTAATAAGTAATGTCAAATCATGCACCAAGTAATATTTTGGTGGCTGCATCTATTGCGACTTTTGTCTCAATAGGCGCTTGCCTTGCCTTTGCTCTTGTTGTTCTAATTGGGAGTTAATAGCGATGAAGTTAGTAGACAACTGGAAAAAGGCGCTCAAGATGGCTAGCGTCCAGCTATCTTTGTTAATAATCGTCTTAGAGGCGGTCAACGCGATGCTGCCAGAGATGCCAGACGAGTATGCCAGTGTGGCGCGGCCTATTCTCCTTGTGGCTCTGCCAATGGCGCGATTAATTAAGCAGACAAAGGTGAGCGCATGAGCATTACAGCGATAATTATAGCGGCTTTGTCGGCACTAGCGGGGGCGCTTGGCTTACTGCTAAAGTCAAAGTCTAGCGAGGTTAAAGCGGAAAAGCAGCGAGCTGATAGCCTGGCAGCGGTAAATACTCAAAACAAAGCAGAGATGGACAAACAGCATGACATTCAAAAAGCTAAAGACGACGCTCTTAGTGTTAGCGATAACACTCTTGATAAGCGGATGCGGAAGTACGACCGAGCAGGTGACAGTGACGCGGACTGAGTGCGCGGGCATTATTGTTACGTGGGACTCAACAACCGACAAGCTTAGCGACCAGACAAAGCGGTTAATACTCGCCAATAATCAGGCCGTCGAGGCTTGTAAGGGTGAGTAACACAAAAAATCCCCAGCGGTAGCGAAAGGCTGGGGACTCATTGCGGGATAGAGTATCAGTCTTTCCCTATTGACGTCTCTCGACGTGCGGGGCGTCCGTCACGACGCGCCAGAGATAGACCACCTCCTTATGTGAGCGGCCCGCTTTTGTAGTCGTTCCATTTCTCAAAACAAAACCCGATAAATGACAGCTTTGTATTAGCTTCTGCGTAAGCCTCTGCTAGCTCATCGTGGAATTCGTCCACGTATTCGTCAAACGTGCGCGGTGTGTAATTCATTCGCAAAGGTCTCCCACGATAGCCCAGAAGTCACTTTCATTAATCAGGCCGCGCTTGTATTCCTGCCACGCCGCTTTCGCTTCTTCCCACTTGGTTTGCTCGCTCATTGTTTCGCCCTCTTTGTTAGTTGACTATATACAGATTATGCCTTGCTGTTTGCACTGTCAAGTTTTTCTCGCCATTGTGCGCGACGGTCTATGAGTGTGTATCGCTCGCCGTTGATTGTTACTCTGGTGCGATAGGCCGTGCCTGCTTTAGAGCAGGACTCCAAAAGCGATATGAGCAATTTGGTGTCTGTTTCTTCTGGTGTCATTGCGTCAAATCCCCCATTAGTTCGTTAAACGTTTTACCGCAAGGATTAAATCCACGCGCGCGGTGGAA